TTACGGAAAAATGTCACAATGGCAGACCCTACAAAAAATGATTGCAGAGGAAAGAGCAAGCCATAGAGAAATGCTACAAAAGAAAGCTGAATTTAGAGATTTGTGCTGGCAGATATTTGGCATCATTATTTTATTCATTTTTGTTGTAGCTGGATCCATTGGGATTTTCTTATTTGCTAAGTATTTAAAGGAGCAAGAGGTATGAGTGTATTTTTTGATAATTGGAGAATAATTCCAAGATTAATGATGCTGGCTATAACAGTAATGGCTTTTTACGTTACAAATTGGATGATTAATCTTCCAGATCCGACTATTAACCAAACATCTTTTGCGTCGATAATTTTTGGATGCTTTAGTGGTTGTTTTGCAATTTGGTTAGGTCAATCAGAGAGCAAAAAATGAATTGGTTTATTAAATTATTAGATAAATTATTTCAAAAAAATAAAGTCAATTATTTAAGTGGTAAGGGGAAAAAATGCTAATTTGTCCAAGATGTTTTAAAGAAATTATAGAAGGCGAAGGTCATATATGCACAAGAAAAACAAAAAAAAATGATTGAACAAGTAATGACATATATTGTTTTGCCCGTAGGTGGTTTCGTTTGGTGGATGCACCAAAAACAACAAATTCATTACACTAAAATTACCGTATTAGAAAAGCTTTTTGAACAAACTAATCTTACCCATGATCGAGAAATAAAAGAAATAAAAGATCATGTAAAAGATATAAATGCAAAGTTAGATAGGATTGAGCAATCAATGAGAAAATGATGCCTAATACAAATTTTGAAACAGGCAAATTAGGTGAATATATATGTGCAACAAAATTAATGAAAATGGGGGAAACCTGCGAAATCGTTAATTTGGATTGCATAGATATTGTTGTGAACAGAGGAGAGCAAGGGTTAATAAGATTGCAAGTTAAAAGCTCACGATACAAAACTAAAGATGAAAGAATAACTAAAGGTTATCAATTTTTTACTGCCTTTGGTCTAGTAAAAAAACCACTTACAATCAAACAATGTGATGCAATTGGTTTTGTAGCTTTAGACATTGAAAAAGTAATTTTTATGCCAGTATCAAATATTGGAACACAAAAAACCAAACGATTTTCCAAGTCAAAATTCCTTTTAGACAATTTAGAAAAAAACACTTGGGAAAATACATTAGAAGGGATTTATCAATGAGTTTATTAACATCTTTATTACAACCTGTGTCTAAAATTATTGAAAAGGCTGTTCCAGATATAGATTTACAAAGAAAGTTGGCACAGGAGTTAGCAACATTAACGGAAAAACAAGCTCACGAGCAAGCTTTAGCTCAAATTAAGGTTTTACAAGAAGATGCAAAAGGGAATTGGTTTCAATCAAGCTGGAGACCCCTAATAGGTTGGATTTGTGGAATTAGTTTAGGGGTAAATTATTTAGTTTCACCAATTTGTGCAGGTTTTGGGATCATTATTCCTCAAGCTGACATGAATGTCATGATGCCACTTTTATTTGGAATGCTGGGAATTGCAGGGATGCGTAGCTATGACAAAAAGCAAGGAACAAATACAAATTCTAAGATACGAAAATAATTATTTAGGCAAAAGAAGAATGCCAATTACAAGGCTGAAAGGAGCTAGAAAATATGGGTTACAAGTTCGGAACAAAATCTATTTCAAAACTAAAAGGGGTACATCCAGATTTAGTTGAAGTTATGAAAAAAGCTATTGAAATTTCTGCTATAGATTTTGGGATTTCATGTGGGGTAAGAACAAAAAGTGAGCAAGCCAGATTAGTAGCTAGTGGGGCATCCAAAACTATGAATAGTAAGCATATTCCCCAAGAAGTAGATGGGTTTAGCCATGCCATTGATATTTTTTGTTATGTAGATGGCAGATTATCTTGGGAATTGCCTTGTTATTGGAAGGCAGGGGATGCCATTTTAAAAGCAAGTCGAGATAAAGGTATAAAGTTACGTTGGGGTGCTTGTTGGCACATTTATAATCTTTTACATTCGGAACATCACAATAAATCATGTGAAAAACTTTGTATGGAATATACAGACTTACGCAGATCACAAGGTAAAGTTCCATTTGTTGATAGCCCGCACTGGGAAATGGGAAAATAAAATGTGGATGGTGATTATATTAATATGCTCTTCTCCAATAGCAGATAGTTGCGTTTTAATCACTGGTGAAACATTATTACCAACAAAAGAAAAGTGCTTTGAAATAAGTGTAAAAAAAGCAACTAAAGCACTAACTTTCCCTCAAGTTTATAGAGCAAAGCCATTTTGTCAGATTATTCCAAATGGTAAAGAAATTTGAGATTAAACGTATAAATCCAATTGCAAGGTCTATGTTACAAAATAGAAGAGCAAAACAGGTTATTCCTAATAAAAAAAGGTATGAACGTAAGAAGGTGAGCCGTGTAGATAATAAAATGGTGAAAGAACTTTATAAGTGATAAAATAGCCACATAAAAAAATGGTATCATAATTGGCGAAATTACAGGCATTAGACGAAAGTCAGATTGAAAGTATTGTTTCAACAGCTATAACTGACGCAGTTGACTTTATTGATTCAGAGATAGTTCCAGAAAGAACATTAAGCCAACAATATTTTGATGGCAAAACTAGACTTGGCTATGAAGAAGGTAGGTCTAGGGTTGTTGCTACAAAATGTAGGGATGCAGTTAGAGCTATTAAACCAAGTTTAATGCGTGTCTTTTTAGGAACAGCATCACCAGTTGAGTTTATCCCAAAAGAACCAAATGATGTTCAAGTGGCTCAACAAATGACCCAATTTATCAATTATAAACTCCATAGAATGAATTATTTTAAATTGCTCAATGATGCTTTTCAAGATGCTCTTGTGAAACGTCTCGGCATATTGAAAGTGTATTATGATGATAAAAAAGATACTGAATTATATACATATAAAAATTTGGATGATGCTGAGTTTAATTATTTGGTTTCCGATGAAAATGTTGAAGTTATTGAGCATAGCAAGGTGCAAACTATGGTCAATGATCAAGCAAGTGGGCAAGAAATTGAAAGGTCTTATCATAACGTCAAAATAAGTAGAACCAAAGAATATGGTGATTGTGCTATTGATAGTGTTCCACCAGAAGAATTTTTTGTTGATAGAAATGCGAAAGATATAGAAACAGCCTATGTTGTAGGTCATAGAGTTAATAAAACCGTTGGTGATTTAGTTGCTATGGGTTTTGATTTTGATGATATTTATAATTTAGACGCATTAAATGATGATAGCCAAAATGATGAGGAATATAGAGCTAGAACAAATTTCACGCAAAATAAAGATGATAGTGAAAACACTATAGACCCAACATCAAAACAAGTTGGTGTTACCGAATGCTATATGCGTATTGACGCTGATGGAACTGGTATTCCTACCTTGCATAAATTCATTATGGGTGGTTCTAAATATAAGCTCTTAGATTATATGCCTTGTGACCAACAACCATTTGCTGTTTTTGAATGTGACCCAGAACCTCATACAGTTTGGGGCAGATCAATTGTTGGAATGTTGATGGATGACCAAGATGCATCAACAAGCATTTTAAGAGGTGTTCTGGATAATGTAGCTCTAGTGAATACTCCAAGATTATCTGTTGTTGATAGCCAATGTAATTTGGATGATGTTTTAAATAATGAAGTCGGGGCGATTATAAGAACCAGACAACCTAATGCTATAAGTCCAATTGCTATTCCATTTACAGCAGGCAATACACTTGGAGCATTACAATATTTAGATAAAGTAGTAGATCAAAAAAGTGGTGTAGCTGGAACTAGTGTTGGGTTAAACCCAGATGTTTTACAAAGCACTACTAAAAGTGCAGTTGACCACCATATATCTACGGCTCAAGGTCAAGTAGAAGTAATTGCTAGAAATCTAGCAGAAGGTGGGGTTACTTCACTTTTTAGAAAAGTTTTACATCTTGTAGTTAAGAATAGCAAAAAACAAGATATAATGCGTTTAAATGGCGAATTTGTGCCTGTTGACCCTAGAGTTTGGAATACTGAAATGGATTTAGAAATTTCGGTTGGATTAGGGACAGGAAGGGAAGAAGAAAAAAGAATGACCCTTCAACAAATCTTAGGCATTCAACAACAAATTTATCAACAATACGGACCGTCAAATGGATTAGTGACATTAACTCAGATTAGGAACACATTGGCAGATGTTTTGGCTGGAGTAGGCATGAGAAATGCTGAAAGATATTTTAATCCAATGAACCCACAAGTTGAACAACAAATGATGATGCAAGCTCAACAAATGGCTCAAAATCAACCTAAACCAATTGATCCAGCTCAAGCTATGATGAATGCAGAGCAAATTAAAGCTCAAAGTAAAATGCAAAGTGATATGGCTAAGATGCAACTAGATAATAAAAAGCTTGAAATGGAAGATGATCGCAAGAGAGATGAGCTAGACCAAGAGCTTGTAGTCAAAGCCGCGGAGCTACTTTCAAAGCATGGGATTTCCTTAGATACAAATAGAATTAAAGAATTACAAAATGCCCCTAGAAATAACAATAATGGGCAAGTGCAATGAGTTTAGATATGAAATTAAAAGCAGAGCAAGCAAAACAATTGCTACAAAGTAAAGCTTTTAAAGAGGCAATAGAAAGAGTGAAAAATCAACAAATTCAAACCTTTCTATCTAGCAGTCAACAAGATGCTGAAATGAGGGAAAAAGCTCATGCAATCGTGTTGGCATTAAGTTCAATTGAGCATGAATTAACAACTGCAATTGCAGACTATGAAATGCTTAATAGAAAGAAATCTAAACAAAAGGAGATCGCACCGTGAACGATACGACCATCTCACCAGAAGCAGGGTCTATAGAAGAAGCTACCATATCTCTTCTAGGAGAGCCAAAACAAGAAAATCAACAAGAAACTGAAGTTGTTGATGAAGGTACTTCCGATACTGTGCCTGAAGAAAGTATTGAAACACAAGAAGATAATACAACTACACCTGAGGCAATTGAACCTGTCGAGAACATAGAGCAAGCCCCCATAGAGCCAGAAACGTATGATGTGAAGGTTAATGGTGAGCTACAAAAGTGGACACTCAATCAGCTTAAACAAAGTGCATCGGGTCAAGAGTATATCAAAGAAGAAATGCGTAAAACAGCAGAGTTTAAAAAACAAGCTCAAGAAACTTATGCAAATCTTCAAAAAGAGCGGGAGCAATTAGCGAATGCTTTAAACACTTACCAAAATCAACTTAAAGATACAGACATCCAAAAGCCAGACATTTCTTTAGCAGATAGTGACCCTATTGAATGGTCAATTCAAAATGCAAAATGGCAAGATGCCCAACAACAAAGAATGGCATTAAGTCAACAGCAACAAAAATTGGCTCAACAAAAGCAAGAACAAGATGCTAAAGCTCTCAAAGCTTATTTGGCTCAAGAGGCAGAAACTTTGAAAAAAGAAATTCCAGAGTTTTCAAATCAAGACCAAGCAGTAGCTATGAGAGGAAAGCTAGTGGATGCTGGAGCTAGATATGGTTTTACTGATGATGAGATAGCTAACATTATAGATAGTCGTGCAATTAGAGTTTTGAATGATGCTAGGAAATGGCAAGAATTACAATCTAATGGCAAGGTAGAAAGTAAAGTATCTCAAGCTAGACCTTTGAACATAAAGCCAGGGGCAAAACAAGTTGCATCAAGTGGTAAGGCTAAAGCAATCAAAGATGCTACCACTAAATTACAACAAACTGGTTCTGTTGATGACGCGGCAAACTGGTTATTAGCAACGAGTTAAAGGAGATATACATTGGCTCAAAATACAAACACGGTTGAAACGTACGACGTAACGACCATAAGAGAAGATATCAGCGATTTGCTGAAATCTATCTCACCGACAGAAACCCCTGTCTTTTCAATGTGTAAACAAAGAAAAGCTGGAAATACTTATGTGGAATTTGCTGAAGTTGATTTGGCTGCAGCTAGTTCCTCAAACCAAGTGGCAGAAGGTGAAGCTAGTCCGGGGAATGATGCTGGAACACTTCCTGTCCGAAAAGGAACGTACACTGAGATCGCGGATAAAGTTGTTGAAGTTTCAACGACTGATGAAGCAGTTAATGGTGTAGCCAACGCGCAGACTTTAGCCCAACAGATTGCCTTTAAAACTAAGGAAATTAAGAGAGATCTGGAGAGCAGTATCACGGCTAATAAAGCTTCAAATGCTGGTGCCGCTAATGGTGGGACAGCACGAGCAACAGCAGGTTTGCCAGCTTGGTTAACTACTAATACCTCAAGAGGTACTGGTGGAGCTAACCCAACTCTTAGTGGTGGCACTCCAAACGCTGGTGCTACTGATTCATCATCTGGAAACCAACGAGCATTTACCGAAACTATGCTTGCAACTGTTGTTGCGTCTTGTTGGGATAATGGTGCTGATCCAAGAGCAATTGTTTGTGGTTCTTTTAATAAGCAAAAAATTAGTGCTTTTAGTGGGAATGCGTCAAAGCAATATGACTATGCAAATTCAAGTGCTGGTTCAAGAGCAATTGTAGCAGGCTTCAGTATCTACGAGTCCGATTTCGGAACTTTAACAGTTCAGCCTTCACGGTTCTCAAGAGCTAGAGATGTTTTTGTAGTAGACCCAGAGCATTTACATATTGCTACTCTTCAACCATTGACCCAAAAGCCATTAGCAAGAACTGGTCATTCTGAAAGACGTTTAATCTCAACTGAAATGGGATTTTATGCTTATGAAAAAGCTCATGGTATCATTGCAGACACTACTACTTCTTAATGAGTGTAGTAGTTAGAATAACTACAGAGGTGCGACCATTTTTTAATGGTCGTGCCACAAACTGTGGTGAAGAAATAAAAGTAAGTCAAGCAGATGCTGATTTAATTTTAGAAAATGGATGGGGCATAACAGAAAGTCCTATTAAAAAGAAAAGAGCTAGAAAAGATGGAAAATTTGTAGCTGATGACCCTTCAACTCCAGATATAAACGAAGCATGGGAAAATGGTAATTAAAACGCAAATTACAGAAGATGAAGGAAAATTGTATGTAAATCGAATACAAGATATTAAGCCAGTTTTAGATCATGTTCATAATTTACATACTAGCGATTTACCATCAAAGTCTAAAGAAATGGCTTTAAGATATGTGGGGGAAATTCCATTAGTTCTTGCTGAGGCATGGGCAAAAGAAAGTGGCTTGCAAATGGGAAGTCATGAATTTTTAGAGTATTGCAAGAAAAAATTAAAAGACCCAGATTTTAAAAAATTAATTATTAGGGGTTTTTAATGGGTTTATCTACATTTAGTGAATTAAAAGCAAGTGTTGCAGATTGGCTTAATAGAAGTGATTTAACCAATGTAATACCTGATTTCATTTTATTGGCTGAAACACAATTAAATAGAGAAATTAGGCATTATAAAATGCATAACAAAGCAACTGCAAGTATAGAAACTCAATATTCAGCAACCCCTACGGATTGGTTGCAAAGTGTACGTTTTCATTTGAATGATAGTAGTAAAACTTTATTAAAACAAACGTCACCAGAAGAAATTGCTAAATTGAGAGATGAGGCTGATAACACAAGTGGAAAACCACAATACTATTCTCATATTGGTGATTTAATTGAAGTTTATCCGAGCCCAGATCAGAATTATGAAGGGGAACTTTTATATTATCAAAAAATAGAAACGCTTAGTGACACCAATACAACAAACTGGCTTTTGCAAATGTCACCAGATGCATATTTGTATGGATCACTACTTCAAGCATCTCCATATCTACAAAATGATGAACGCATGGCTGTTTGGGGTGCAACTTATCAAGGAATTATAAATTCAATCAATGGGGAGTCTGATAACACTCGTCATTCAGCCTCAAATCTTCAACTTAGAATAAGGAGTTATTAATATGTCAGACGCGCTCAGTAATGATTGGGAAACCCATTTATTACAGTATACCTTTAATTCAAATTCATTAACTAGACCAACAACTATCTATCTAGCATTGCATACAGC